AATTAATTTGACCGATTTCTCGAATTTGTCCAACAGTGTAAACTTAGCCATTAACAAAATAGAAATAGACGATGCATATTTTAAGCTTCAAAAATCGGAATTTAATGCAATTGAATCCGAATTAACAAAGGAGAGACAAGCGTTAGGACAAATTTGGGCAGCAGATAACATATGTACGTCAGAAGGTGTATCCGCCCATTTTATAGAGTATTTTGCATTAAGAGAAAAATGGTATAAAAAACAAATTGATTTATTCAAATTATATATTTTATATAATACAAATGATTTTTATTCTGTATTTACGAACAGATATGAACTTTTTTCGTCGCAAGTAAGCAATTTTATAAATGAATATTCGAGACATTTGAATAAAATAGAAGTAGAATTGCAGGCAAAAAAAATACTAAATGATAAATTACTCACTCCATCTATTGGTGATATTGCACCAATTACGAGTGAAGAAAACCCTAGTGGTGAAACAGCTATTAGTGAAACAGCTACTACTGGAGAAGAAGGTGCATTTGTTGCTACACCACGCGTTACAACGGACATGGATGATAAGAAAGCGCCATTTAAAGCACAAGACATAAAAGAAGCACAAGCACAAGCACAAGCACAAGCACAAGCACAAGCACAAGCACAAGACATAAAAGAAGCACAAAATATAAAAGAAGAATCCAAAATATCGGAAAGCGTCGGTCAGCGTGAGGGTCAACAAGAATCATTGGCGAATCAAGTTGGTTATGCTGGTGCAAGTCCAGATGCACTATCCAATTTGGTCGATGGACTATTAAAAATGTTGCCATCTACAGTGTATACAAATATTTTTGCGCCTCCTAGTCCAATCGAATCTACTGAAATTGAGGATACAAAAAAGAGTAATATTAAAAACCAATTGGAAGTATGTCAAAAAATCTCGAACAATTGGTATATTAAATATCAACCTGAACATACAGAGGCTATGAAATTTCAACCAACTACAATTGGCGATAATATAAGCGTGGAAGACGCTAATGGGTGCAAAGAAACAAATTTACTTTATGGTATTGCTAAAAACACGAATTATTATATCATTCAACTTTCCAAATGGTTAGGTCCTGTTCTTCAAGCGATTATAGACGCGGTTTGTAGGGGAGCTGTTCCTGGTGGTGGTAGTTGGTTACCTCACTTAAATCCATGTAATGGGTTAGCACTTTGGTCGTCTATTTTAAGAATATACGGCGAATGCATTATATATATATTTCACGATTCTTTAAAAAAAACATTTGGTGATATGGATATAACCAAGACAGGCGAATTGAATTTAGGCAATTATTTAGGGTTTACTATTTGGCTACAAATGATAAATTCATTATCAGCGGCTGAAAAAGATGCTGGACTAAATAGAGATAATTGTAACATGGTTGAAAATATCAGTGATATGAATATTCGGAATTTAGAAACAGATGTATATACCATGATTACTGAAAGATATAATAATAATAAATATAGTAGCAATAACTTACCTGGGTTTATTAACATTGGACAAATCGACGAAAACGGTACAAATTATTCTAATCCAGAATCCTTTTTATTAGCACTCACTACCAAGTTTTTAACACCAGAACAGCAAGAAGAATATACTGATTTTATCAATAACTATGAAAAAAATAGCTGCGCTAATTTTTATAACAATATTACAAATGCCAGAAAATATTTGAAATTTGGTCTTTATAGTATCTTTATGAACCCTACCAAAAATGTATTCTTCGATTATTTAAATTGTAGATTTTTTGACACTACTGAAGTTACGACTTATAAAATCATAGAATATTTGTCAGACCCTAAAAATTTGTCCAACATATGGGTAGACATTCGACTTTTAATTAAAGATTTTGTTGTGGTATTGTTTGCAAATAGAGAGTTGCGACCTTTTTTTCTTACAAAAATATTTGGTAATCGTTCCTTAGGAAATAACAAAAATTTAATGCGCGATTTAATAGATAAGTCGTTTTCTGAATTAGATAATAAATTTACTGATAAAAATGGTACATTCAATCAAGATGACTATGAAGTTGAATTAGATGAAATCGTCGGATCTACAGTAAGCAATTTATTACAACAATTTTGGGATGGGTTATATTCAAAATTTAAAACTTTGGAAGAAGGTTTACCTGGAATAGACGATAAAATATATAGAAGATTTACCCTGTGTAGAGTAAAAAGTTGTGATATGAAAGAGATAAAAGAAATTGCCGAAGACGCAATTCAACATGTCGAAGAAAAACTTTTTACTAGAGAAGTGGACGTTGATAAATATTTTTTTGGTGAAAAAAATTGGATTTCTTCAAATTATTCTGTAAGAAATGGAAAAAACGATTATTTATATAATGATTCAAAAAATGAAATATTGAACACCATTATTGGATTGGACAGTGGTAAATCAGGAATTAAGATGAAAGATTCATATTCTTTTACAAATAAAAAGGGTGAAAAAACATATATTTCTGATTATGATGATAATATAAAATCACAAATTGTGCGTAAAACTTTAACACAATATAAGGAAATACTATCATTTTATAAAAAATCATTAGAAACAAGCAAAACCATTAAAGGAGTTGTGAATACAAGATTAAAGGAAGAATCCGCGAATTTTGATTTAATATTTAGATACCAAAACTACGAATATTATAAGTCTGACGAATCTATGGAAGGTGTTGGTGTGGTATCGAATGCAGATGTCCTCTTAAATAATTATTTGGTAACACCATGTAATTTACATGAGCGACTTATCTTTTATAAAAAGGATGATTCTTCTGACATTTTTTCCAAATGTATAAATATTTCGGTTTTTGAGGAAAACGATGAATATACTACTTTTCAAAATGAAATTATTAAAATGAATGACGAATATATAAACAATTTAGGTAAATATCATAGAGAGCAAAGCAAAAAAATTGTGGCGTTTTTAGAAATTCTAAAAGTTGATGTAAATAAAATTTGCGGTGCTGATTTAGATTCTGATTGTATACAAAATATCACCACGTTTATAAATGAAGTTGCCATTGAAATAAAACAAAAATTAGAGGCGGTTACTATCAATGACGAAGAGATAAATAATTTTATAAGTGATTCGGTCAATCAATATGCAAAATTGTTGGACGAAATGAAAACAAAATATACTACTAAAATTGAAGAAATTAAAAAGGAACTAGAAAATACAGATATTGCCGATAAAACCGAAATAGAGTCTGTCATAACAGAAGTTGAAAAAATTGTTACTATGATAAATAATATAGAAATGGATATAACGAATAATATATTAAAAGCAGAGCCGTATAAAAGTGATGAAAACATTACAATAGATTTTGTTGTTCAGGAAATGAGAAAAACGGAAGATGCCGATTATTTTGCGGTGTTATATTTAAAATTATTTAATCTACAATGGGACGACTACAACAGTGAAAAACAAAAATATATTTTAGACCACATACAAGATATTTATAAATTATATAGCTTGTTGGACCAAGACAATATTACTTATGAAGAATTGACATCTGGCAGGTTTCACTTTTATATTGAATCGAATGAGGACGTTATTGCGAATGATGTAAATAAAAAAATAACGGAAGATAAATACAAAGCTGCTATTTTAAAACAATTCCAATTCTTATTTTATAAACAAAGTAATTTTCAATATAAATATACAATTGGTAAAGACACTGATTTTAATATTGCCATAAAAGACGAAAACGGAGAATCAAAAATAATACCTATTAAAAAAGACGGTGATGGTTTTGAAATGATAAAACCGCTTATAGAGAAAAATAATATTAACCCTATAAATGCTGCTAAAATTGTTAAAAATGCACAAGACATTATCATTTCTGGTCTTGAAAATATAAATGACCTACAATCTAAGGATGATGTTGAACGAATTAAAACACTGCGAAAACAAATCGCAGAGAATGACCCTAATGGTAAAAAAACGGTTGATTTGTTAAACAAAATTGATGATACAGAGAAGAAGAAGAAGGAATTTGAAAAAGATAAACTCGCGCCTATAAATCAAAAGGTTACAAAAAAGGTGGATGAACTAGACGACGAAATTAAAAGAATAGAAAGGAATGTTAACAATGAATTAATCGAAAAAGTGAAACAAATCAAAGATTACAATGATTGGATAGATGCAGAAATTGACGCCTATAATAGAATAACTGGTAAATTAGATAAACAACTGATTTCTAGTGACCGTAAAAAAAGGTTGGTAGAAGCAGAAGAAAAACTCAATGTGAATAAGTCTGATTATGATAAAGAATCGGCTAGAATAAATAACGAAATCGCTGCAAAAGAAAATGCGAATGCAGAAATATTGGAAACGTTAAATGATGAATTACAACAAATATTAGATGAAATACAGACATACATCATGGAACATGAAGACATAACTGAGGCAGAAGTGAATCAGCAATTAAAGAATTTGATAAACAAAGAAAATGAACTAAGGAAAAAAATAAAAGAAGTTGATGAGGATACAATACATTTTAAAGAAGAAAAGGAGCTGGAAAGAGGCACATTATCGTCGTGGTTAAAATATATTTATTGGAAATCAAAATATTATGAGATAATTTCTGAACCATATGCTGAAGGAATCTATAATTGGACAGACCCCTATCAATGGGCAACATACTTTTCTAAGTGGGGATATGAGTATGTGAGTGGAAAAAAACTTCGGCCTGATGATATTAAGTCTATGATTGACTTTCAAAAATCAATAGAGTCAGACCTACCCAAATCACCAAAATCCGCTTTCGATTATTACCTAGAAGAACTAAATAAAAAGGATGAAAAAATAACATATGAAGATGGTATACAAAAATGGAACGAATTATGGTGGTGGGATAAGTCACATTATACAAATTTAGCCAAGGCTGATGAAAAACGCTATAAAGATGAAATGAAAGAATTCGCGAAAACCAACCCAAAATATAATATAAAGACTAGGGAATTTAATATAGAATTTTTACAAGAAGAAGTGAGAGATATAAAATCTAAGTTGAAGGCCATTCAGACTATTCATAGCCAATTCAAAAAGGAAACTGGTGTTACAAAGTATGGGCTTTGGACCAAAAAATTAGAAGAATGGCAAGTAGACCAAGTGCAACGCATTATTGATGATAAAGATAAAAATATATTTGGTTTTAAGGCGGTTATAGCAGGTCCTGGGTTTAGAACCGAAGGTAATGTAGTGCTTGATATTTCTAGCAAGGATTTTGAAATATATGGTGAAAAATTTAGAATACACGAATTACTCCAAGAACTGAAAAATTTAAATGATGGCACACAATTAACTACCGTGGGTAAAACCCAAAATATTAAAATTACGGTAGAAGAACCAATGAATTTAAAGGCTATTAATAATCAGTATGAAGACATAAAAAGCAATATAAAGAATTTAAAATCTGAGTTAAATGAAACAAAGGCAGAATTAAAGAAAGACTCCCAACAAGATATGGCGGAAATTACTAAAATAGAACGGTCCATGCGTGATAGGAAAAACGATTTAATCATTTTAAAAAATAATGCCGTTGATACGAATAAAGAGCTCGAAAAAGAATATGCCAGTATACAAAAAATTATTTTAGACTCTGATAAATCCCAATATGAAAAACTACGAAACAAAGGATTTTCATTAAAAATTGCTTCCAATACAAATACAATAGGTTTATTTCCTTTTAATACATATAGCGATGATTATGAAACGCTTCAAAAACATGCCAGAAATGGTCCGATTAACCAAAAAAACAATTTTTTATCAACAAGTAAAATTGATGGTGGTCTACCACCCATTTTGGTTGGTGTAGTGACGCATGATATTACAGATGGAGAAATAAACATTGGTCTAGAAAAACAACCACAAGCGGAAGCAGAAATAGCGAAACTTAAAAAAGTAGCAAAAATCACAAAAGAAAAAGAATGGCCTGAATCACCAGAGTTAGAAAAGGAATTGTCATCTTTAGAGTCATCAGAGGTGCATCCTATAGAAAAGGTTTCCGTAAAGAGGATAGATAAAATTATTGAAGATAAATATATATTATTAAAAGATAAAGACGGTAAACCACTGGTTGATAGCAAAGGAAATTCGATTCGAATATTAAAAATGCAAATAGCTTCTTGGAATTCTACCTTTGACGCATTCGATGAAAGCACTTTTGGGGAAGTTTTAGTCAACACCTTAAACGAAAAATACTTTAGAGACGAAGAAACCTATAAAAAACTAAATGCCGAGTGGTGGTGGAATAAACCTTCCCAAGAAGACGTGAATAACGCATTTGGCATTAATTTTGAAGAATATTTTAACAATTTACCCATCAAAGGACTAGACGGTAAAACGATTCCAATATTACTACAAGAAGGCGAACAAGTTGTTTTACCACATATTCCAATGAATATATATCAAAGCATGTATGATAATATGATGTTTGATTTAGATAATAACGATGTACGGTTTTTTATTCCACAAAATAATATGGTTGTTGTATAGAATAAATGTTGTCTAGACTTTTGGAAATAGAAATAGAAAATGATACTTATATATCGTTGGAATTATAAGTATCATTTACAATGTATTCGATATTTTTTCGATTTGTTCGTCGGTTAATTTTTCAGGAAATTCTATGTGAAAATGTATAATCATATTTCCTTTATGTTCTCCTCTCGTTAACCCCATACCTGGATACAACTTTTTATATCCTGGCGGAATAATGTTTCCCTTATTGTTATTCAAGGTATAACTTTTACCGTTTAAATAATTCAATTCAAATGTAAACCCACACAAGGCTTCTTTCAAGGAAATCTTTTTTTCTAAAATTAAATCCAAACCAGAACGTTTAAATTCAGTTTCATTGCTTATTTTTATACATACTTTAACATCACCCTTTACATTTTCGCTAATTGTATTGCCTTTGTCCCTTAATATTATCATTTCATTTTCATCGATACCTTGCGGAATAGTTACATAAATGGTTTCGGTTTCATGGACTTTAATACCATTTTCGATGACCCATCTTTCAATATCTAGTGGAATAGTTGTTCCAGATAACACTTGCGCCATGGTTATACTCACTGTTTTCATTATAGGGGCTGGTTTTGAAATGGCTTGTTGGAATCCCATAGGTACTCCTGAACCGCCGTGAAATACGTGTACTTTTGCGCCTGGAGGCATACCAAAGGGATTACCAAAGGGGTGTCCAAATGGATTACCAGCGCCGCCACCAAAAAACATATTCAATATATCTTCCATATGAGGGTCACCTCCGCCTCCTTTGCTATTCATTCTCATAAATGGATTTGGGTTGTTTCTAGCATTGTCGTATTCTTGCCTTTTTTGGTCATCTCCTAAAATTTCATACGCTTCATTGATTTTTCTTGACATTATGGCGGCTTCTTCATTACCGTTGTTTTTATCTGGATGGTATTTCATTTGTAAACTTCGATAAGCCTTTTTAATTTCTTCCTTGGTAGATTTTTCATTTACACCTAAAACATTGTAAAAATTGTCGGTCATTATTATTATAATATGACATTTACTTAAATATTTATTAACGTATTATAATTATTACATGAACGATAAATTATTTATTCACAAATATCAACCATTATATTTTGCCGATTTTGATAGCGATAATGAAGTTATAAAAATGATTCAAACTTTGATTTTGATTGATAACTTAAATATATTATTCATTGGCGATATAGCGTCTGGCAAAACCACGTTATTAAATGCAATGATAAGAGAATATTATATCGGCTATACACCCAAAGAATACGAAGAAAATGTATTATACATAAATAGTCTTAAAGAACAAGGTATTAATTATTATCGAACCGATGTAAAAACTTTTTGCCAAACCTGTTCCAATGTGAAACACAAAAAAAAAATCGTTGTTTTGGACGACATTGATTTAATTAATGAACAAAGTCAGCAGGTTTTCCGAAATTGCATTGATAAATATAGCCATAATGTTCATTTTATATCATCGTGTAGTAATATACAAAAAGTTATTGAAAGTTTACAATCCAGGTTCACTATAATTAAAATAAAACCTTTAAAAAGGGAGAATTTTATAGCTTTAATGAATACTATAAAACATGCGGAAAATATAGAAATCGATGATGATGCACAAGAATTTATTATTAATATATCAAATAATACGGTGAAAATTATAATTAATTATCTGGAAAAATTCAAATTATTAAATGAACGAATTACTCTACATTTAGCCATTCAATTATGCTCTAATATAAGTTTTTTGAACTTTGAGGAGTATACGAAATTGATTTTACAGAAAAAAATACAAGAGGCTATAAAATTAATATATGAAATATACGACAAAGGTTATTCGGTCATGGATATTCTAGACAATTATTTTACTTTTATCAAAACGACGAATATTCTTACAGAAGACCAGAAATATAACATTATACCGTATATATGTAAATATATATCTATCTTTCATAATATTCACGAAGACGAAATTGAATTGTCGTTCTTTACGAATAATATTATGGATATATTAGGCGAACCATGAAATTATATAATTTGTCTAAAGAAAATTATGAATTTGTGAAATATTTATTATGACATACTATATTCATGTAATAATATTTTTATTGTTATTTGTTATTTTTT